CAACCCGGACTGCTTGAGGCCCATGGCCTCCATTCGTGCCGCGGTATCCTCCTGGGCCGTGCGGGATCCCGCGGGTGTCATGCGCACGCTCTACGCCTGCAGCGATCGCTGCCACGCCATCATCCACCGCTTTCAGCAGGGTGAACGGGTGATCAAGACATGAACCGGCGCAGCGCCATCGGGAGGCTTTGCGGGCTCTTGGCGATGGTGATTCATCCGGGGTCGGAGGCCAAGAGAACCAAGGCTGGATGGCTTTTTCGGTGCATGCCGCCGCAGTGCTCCGAGTGCGTGTACCTTCAGGAGATGATCCTGGGAGAGCATCGCTACGGACATCCGGTTACGGTAGCTGTGCGTGAATGGCATAACGAGACGTGCTCGAGGCAGGGGCATAACGGCGAGATAACTCCGATCACTTGGGAGGAGTACATCTGAAGCTCGACCGCGCGATCGCCTTCATGAATCGCCTTGCCATCCGGGACAAGGGCGGCAACATCGTGCCCTTCGTGCTGAACCATTCCCAGCACACCACGCTGGATGCGTTGAAGAAGAAGGAAGTGGCCAACGAGCCGCTGTGGTGCCTGATCTTGAAGGCCCGGCGCGTAGGAATTTCGACGCTGGCCGAAGGGCTCCTAACTGCGCACTGCTTCGCAGAGGACAACGCGCAGGCCATGATCCTGGCGCACAAGTTCAAGTCGGCCAAGGCGCTCTTTGGCGTGGCCAAGCGGATGCGGGACAGCGTCCGTGCCTGGATGCCACCGGGCACGCAGCAGCTACTGAAGTACCCGCATACCGGGTCGCAGCTGGAGGTCCAGACTGCCGGCTCCACGACCTCCGGTCGCGGCCTGTCGCTTTCCGCGATTCACTTCTCGGAAGCCGCGTACTATCCGGGCAACGCGGAATCCTTCACATCCCTCCTGCCCGCCGTCCCACAGAAGCCAGGGACGATCGTCATCGTGGAGTCCACCGCGAACGGGAAGAGCGGGGACGGGCAGACCTTCTTCGATTTGTGGGTCGCGGCGATCGAAGGGCGCAACGCCTTCGTGCCCATCTTCATCCCCTGGACCATGGATCCGGACTGCATCCGGGACGAGGAGGAAGCGGAGGACGCCCCGGGAGACGAGGAGGAAGAGAAGCTGATGGCCTCCGGGGTCACGCGGGCCCAGCTGGCGTGGCGGCGGATGACGATCGAGACGGAGTGCCAGGGGCTAGTCGAGAAGTTCCATCAGGAGTTCCCGACGACCTGGGAAGAGGCCTTCATCTCCTCCGGCAACCCGGCATTCAACGAGGCCGAACGGGCCTACGCGGCGAAGTTCATCAATCCGCCGTTTTCCATCAAGCCCAAGGCCACCATGATGGTCGTGAGGGATGAGAAGACTCCCAAGCACTGGACTTATACCGCGGACAGGAACGGCATCGTGATGTGGGAGAAGCCCATCGTTGGGCATAAGTACTATCTGGGTGCGGACGTCGCGAGGGCCAAGACCAATCAGTCGGACTATTCCGCGATCACCATCTGGAACGGCACGACCGGGGATCAGGCCGCGCGGTACGCCGAACGCGTCGACCCCTTCAAGCTTGCGGACTTGATCGACATGCTGGCGCGCGATTACAACAACGCGATGGTGACGATCGAGTTGACCGGGGGCTTCGGGTCATGGACGCAGAAGCAGGTACGCGACGTCTACCACTACTCCAACCTCTACCGCTGGAAGGGCTCCAAGGACGATTCCATGCCCGGGAAGACCATCAAGCAGGCCCTGGGCTGGGAGTCGACTTACGCCTCGCGCAAGCTGATGTTCTCGGCCATGCGCGAGATGCTGCGATACCAGAAGATTCAGGTCTACGACCCGCAGCTCTTAGCGCAGATTGAGGCCGCGACGTACGACGAGGACTGGCGTTGGGAGCTGGAAATCGGGCATGATGACATCTTGGTGTCCGCGATGCTTGCGGTGATCTCCATTCAGCAGTACCCGCCGCCGCGGCGCTTGCTGTCGCGCGTGCTGGACCCCGAACGCAAGGCCGCGGAGAAGGATCAAGCGGATCGCGCATTTGAGCCAATCTTTCAGTTAGACCCTCGCTGGACCCTGAAGCGCCACTGGGCGCGGGTTCGTAAGGGCCCCAAGAATGACCGATTAGCGGGGATTTGAACTATGAGTGAGTGGTGGGAGCATGGCAAGAAAACGCGGAAGCTCACACGTCGTCATCGAAGTGTGTCCATCGTCACGACTGGGGATGAAGGTGGTGACAACGTCCGAAGCGTCCAACGTGACGCAACGTTTGAGTTCCAGACCCCGGCACCCACGATCAAAGATCTTGGACGACCAGTCGGCATTGAAGGTACAGGAGACTATGTTCCGCAGGAGTCTTGTCCGAAATGCGGAGCGCCCCTGGGAACTACCCTAGAAGTGCAGGCCTTCCGCATTTTAAAGGACATCGGCCTGCGTTTCGCGGAACAGCAGGACACTGACCGCGTGGCGGCGTTTGAGAACTACGCCAAGGATCTCGCACGCAATATCGCGATTCTCTCCATGTCGCGATCGATGTCGCTCGAGGGCATCTCCCGCACGATTGCCCAGATCCACTCCATGATCGGCGCGCCCAAGAAGAAGACGGAGACCAAGGAGGAGAAGCCGCTGGAGGCCCTGGCGCAGTGGTTGAACGGCGAGGGTGTTCCCGGCTTCCCGGAGGTCGCGGAGGTGCCGCCGCAGCCGCCGCCGCCGGAGGAGGAACCCGAGGAGGACGAGGACGGGGAGTCTCCTGCAGCGGGAGATGAGTTAGAATCCCCCGACGTCGTAGAGGAGCCGGAATCGGATGCCGCTGTCGGCGAGGGTACTGCAGTACCGGAACCCAGCTCGTGATCGCTCGGAACGTGACGAGCGGGAGAACGAGGCCAGACGCAGCTACGAGAACGAGGTCGTCCGGCAGCTCGACGTTCTCCAGCAGGCGGTAACCACCGAACGCGAACGCGTCTGGAAAAAGGGCTGGGAAGTCGAGATCGAGCGGTTCTACAACCTGACGGAATCACTCTCCCCTGCGCCCTCCTTCCGTCCCAAGGTCCTCATCCCGGAGTGCCAGACGGACATGCTGCACGAGGCTTCGGACCTCTCCGATGTCTCGCCTATTCCCTACATCATCCAGAAGGGCCTGGATGATCGGCAGCTGACCAGGGAGAAGGCCTTCCAGGCGCAGTGGAAGCAGTCGGACTACAACCTCGAGTTCTTGAAGGCCACCATCTGGTCACTCTTCGCCGGCAACGGGTATCTGCGGGTGGCCTGGGATGCCGACGCCTGCAACGGCGAGGGCGAGGTCGTGGTCTGCTCCTACAACCCCGCGCACGTCTACCGCGACCCCTACGCGATGAAGGATCGGGATATCAAGTACGTCATTTTCGATGACGAGATGTATCTGGACGACGTGCGCGCGCGTTGGCCGGAAAACGGCTGGCGCATCAAGTATCACCGCGGCGGCGCGTCCTCCTCCACTCGCAACAAGCTCTCGATGCCCGAGGGCCCCATGACGATCACGGCCACCGGGGGCCCCATCGGGATGGATTCCGCGGTACGCCCCTTTGCCTCCTCCGATTCTCGGGTGATCGTGCGTACGGCCTGGGTCGATGACCAGTCCTCCAAGCTCGTGCGCAAGCCGCGCAGCGTCTCCGACCCCAAGTGGGAGATGGTCTACCCCAACGGGCGGATGATCATCGAGTGCGAGGGCGTCATCCTGTACGACGGCGGCAACCCCATACCCGGGAAGATCAAGCCCATCGTGACCATCTGGGGCACTCCGCCGCTCTTCTCCGCATTCGCCCCGGCACCCATCAAGTATTCCAAGGACCTGCAGGAACTGGCCGAACGCGGCTACACGCAGAACTACGAGAACGCCGTGCGGTTGAACAACGGCGTCTGGTTCATCGATGAGGGCACGGGGATCGATCTGGAGGACTTCGGCGGGGTGCCTGCAGAAGCCCACATGATCACCTCCCAGTCCCGCATCCCGGAGTGCCGCTGGCCGCAGCCCATGCCGGCGCACATGATGGAGCTGCCCAAGGTCCTGCTGGAGAAGGCCGAGAAGGTGCGCGGGTTCACGCCATCACGTCGCGGCATCACGGCAGCGGGCAACGTCTCCGCCCCGTTGAACGATGCCTCGATC